TCATAACTGCTCGAATTGTACATGCTCTGATTCTCCGGAGAGGTAAAGGTCGCCGATTGTTCTGACCATCTTCTTTCCGTCCACAACATGAATCTCTTTCACATAATATGACTGTCCTCTGATAGCACGACCGCAGATGTTATCATTGCCCCACGCTGCTGAACGTCTGATGTTGAGTGAACCATCGCAAACGACAGTCACTCTCATTTTGCCCTGCGGGATAATAACTTTGTCCTCCGGCTCGTCCTCTGATGTATCGTCCGGCTCTGTATTTGCCCCATTTTCGCCGTTTTCCTGTTCGGTCGGTGGATTTGTTACCTCGCCCCCGTTTGAGGCGCTCTTGTCATCCTCTGCGTTCTCCTGTGTGTATTTCTGTTCATTGTCTCCTGTGGCAAGTTCGCTCACATCGTCATTGACTGTCGTCATTTCTTTGAGTGTCTCTGCGTCTACTGTTCCGGTCTTTTTTCCGTCTGCATCATATGTGTTGACACTGCCGTCCGGATTTGTCTGCAACGCCCCCTCCGGAACATCATCCGTGAGCGAACCGATGACCTTTCCTGTTTCATCCCAAACAATGAGGCTCTCGTCCTTTGCTGCTGCCTTGAGTGCTGCATCAAGTTTCTTGTACTCTTTGCAGTCCTCTTTCTTAAACTTTGTTCCTTTGCCTAAATAGTATAACATGATTATCCCTCCTGTTATCTTAAAATTCTATTGACTTCATTTTGAACTGCCTTTGCATCATATCCCGCTGCTGTGAGGCGATTCGTTCTGTCGCTACCATTTCCCCATTTTCCGTTGATGACCTCTTTTGCCACTTCATTGATGCTTTTGCTCGGTGCTGATGTTTCTCCTTTTAAGATTCTGTTGACTTCATTTTGAACCGCCTTTGCATCATATCCCGCTGCTGTGAGGCGATTCGTTCTGTCGCTACCATTTCCCCATTTTCCGTTGACGACCTCTTTTGCCACTTCATTGATGCTTTTGCTCGGTGCTGATGTTTCGGACGCTTTTGAACCTGTTGTCAGATTTGTCGCAACGTGAGCGTTGTCGTTGAGGAGAATATCTCCCTCAAGCAAATACGCATCCGATGTCAGATATTTGCTATCTGTCAACACCTCGAATCCTGCTGCCTTGAGACCCGCTCTCATGTTTCCGGTATAGAGATAAATGCTCACATTCTTCATTTTCTCATTTCCCAGTCTGTAGCCTGCACCCTTTACGATTGCAGCGACACCGGATGAACAATCTGCCTCACACGCAATCGTGATTTGTGCAGGGTCGTAATTTGATGCCTTGAGATGCTCCCAAAATGTGTATCTCTCTGACTGGTCATATCCGATTTTGTCATTGACCGCTGCTGCCTTTGCCATGCTTGCGATCATTTTTCTAACCTTTGCATCCGGATGACGGAGTACACATTTCCACGGGCGATTATACCAGTTTATAACCCGCCACTCTGTTCTCGTCTGGTCTCCCGCCTTTCCTCCGCTGTATCTGTTGTTTTCATCATGTCCACAATTTGAAATCATTTGTTTTCCTCCTTGTCAAATTCATCTGCTGTGAATCCGCATAATTCCGGATTCTTTTCCTGTATTTTGTCATATAGCATCAAGCATCCGACGATCAACGGTGTCCCCCACCACATCAACGCAGCGGGTATCGAAAGAATAAATCCGCACACCCTTGTCACCGCTTTTCCGAATCTCGCCTCGTCCGTGTCGATATAACAATCACCGCATTTCCTCATTTCCTCCCGCATCTCTTTGTCTAAATCAAAAGAGATTTTCCAAAAGAAAATATTGACTGCTGCAAATACGGCAACCGCCATGATTGCATATATCAACACAAGCATCTGCATATTTCCGATCACGAAATTACATAGCTTTTTCACCGACCTCACCTGCCTCACCGTTCACGAGTTCCTGCATAGCTTTGTTGCTCTCAAGCATTTTTTTCATTTTCTCAAGTGCTTCATCAACCATCATTGAAAAAGCCTCGAACGAGATCACCCTTGCAAGCCATGCGAACCGTGCAACGAACATATCATATACATATCGCAGCTTGATTTGACCTGTACCGCCTCCCATTTCCTTTTCTGCTTTTGTGACTGCATAAAGCAACCATTCTCTCACTTTGTTCAGCTGCTTGTCTGACGGCATTTTCACGAAAACATATACCGCATATCCTCCCGCTGCCAATACCGCAATCAGACCCACAATCACGAACCAATTCTCGACGATGTATTTCATCCTTGTACCTCCTCGTCATTCTGCTCCGGTTCATCATTGTGTTGTATTTCTCCGTTCGGCTTTGTTCCCTTGACCGTTTTCACGGACTTAATGAGTGCCATTGCCCCGCCCTCAACCGAAAGAAATCTGAATACATTCTCAATCAGTGTCGACGGCTCTGAACCCATCCGTAAAAACACAAATATCATCACGACTGTAAAGATAAATGCTGCAAGAATCAAAGTGAATACAACACGTTTCATGAACAGACCGGACACCTTTTTGTCATGTCTCTCTTTTCGCTCTCTTATCCGATGCATTCTTTTCAGATGCCGGATTCTGATGCGTCGTTCCTGTTCTGTCATTCTCATGTATTGCCTCTTTTCTGTGAGGTTGATTCTTGCCCGTTTCCTGCCCTCCTGTTATCGGTCGGAATGCTGTTCTCCGTCCAGTCTCTTGTGATAACTCTTGAGTGACTGTTCCACAATGACAACACGCTCTCTCAATGTTTTCATCTCCTCACGGTTCTCTCTCGATTCCCGTTTGATGTCTTTGAGGTCGTCTGCGATGTTCTCAAGTTTCACCATCACCATCGTGTCGGTTGTTGCTCTCTGTTCCGCATCTTCCTGTGTGTCCTTTTTCTCATTTCTCTGCTTTGAGCAGATACCGAAAAAAATCGCAAACGCAACAGATACTCCGGAGAGCAACAGGGAAATCTCAATCGTCAACGGCGTTCTCCTTTCCGAACTCTGTCGCCTCGATGTCATCGGTGTCGCAGTATCTCCTCATGTGGTATTCAAGAACATCCATCTCCTTGTCTGTCTCTTCTACATCCTGCCGGAGTTCTGCCTTGACCGTCTCCTCGATTTTCGACTGTTCAATGATTGTTTGCTGCTTTTTCACGATTGCGGATAGATTCTCCGTCACATCACACAATCGTGAAATTATTTCAAGCGGACTCATTCTGCATCACCGCCGGAGTATTTCTCCCCTGTGATGTATTCATATTCGTCCGCTGAAATGCTACCTCTTGCCACTCTCTCGGCAACCTGCTCCTTTGTGAGCGTTTTTTTGACTGTGTACATTCTTTTCAGACTTTCAACAAGTATTCTCATTAAATCAGACCCTCCTCGATTAACTGTGCGGTGTATTCGTCGATGACCGCATCTTTCTGAAACTGTGTTACTGATTCGACGATTCCGGATGTGTTCTCCTCAACGACGGATTTCATGAGAGCCATGTTCTCATATTCCTCAACCGTCATTTCCTTTTCGTCGTACTGCCATTCGGTCACGGTCTGCATCTTTCCGTCTGCTCCCTCAACCTCTTTCTCCACCTGCTCGATGTTCTTACGCAGATAGACCGTTGACGGAGACGATGTCCTGTCGATTTCCTCCGGACGTTCCGGCTGTGTTCCTGTCACCTTTTTCCAGTCTGTCATGTTGCTCATTCTCCTTTCTGCTATGCTTTGAAACTATCCTCTTGAGTTTCTTGACATTGATTTTCGGTTTGATGTATTCAATGTAATAGTTGTATGTGTCCGTGTGTTTGAACAATCCCATATACGACAACATCACCGATGCGTTATACCATGAGATTTTATCCTGCTTTGAAATATGGTTTGCCTTGCGTCTCGCAGCCTCGATGTTTGATTTCCGGATGGTTGTCCGGTCATGGTGAAATTGAAATCCCATAAAATCAAGCATACGACCCTTTGTGACCTGCTTTCCGTTCTCGTCAAACACTGGTTTCCCGTCTTTCATCACCGGATATTCAAATCTAAACACCTGCCAGTCGCCTTTTATCTCAAGGTCAAGGTTTTCGTTCAGATACGTCTCGATTGCCCTGTGCATTTTATGCAGTTTCTTTTTGCTCTTACCCAGTATCACCATGTCATCCATGTATCGCATGTAATGTTCTGCATGGAGTTCCTCCTTGATGTAGTGGTCAAGTGCTTTCAAGTAAAAATTGCCGAACCATTGTGATGTAAAATATCCCAACGGAACGCCTTTTCGCATCTCCTCAATAATTATTTTCAGTTCCTCGAACATCGCTCCGGCGATGCCGATTTCCCTCAAGACCTCCAACGCTCCGGAGATGTCGTCAAATGCTATGCACCCGACAAGCGTTTTTGTCTGTTCTGCATCAATCTCAACACCTGCATCCGTCAAAATCTTTGCAACGAGTGCTATTTTGTCATGTTCAATCAGTATGCAGAGTAATCTATAAAACCGTTTATCCCGAATTACTGCTTTGAGTTTTCTCTTGAGGATTCTCCGGTTTATGGATTCAAAGAAATGGTGTACATCCATCTTGAGAACAAAGAACTTTTTCCCGTCGTATGAATCAAGCCATTTCCGCATGTACTTTTTCCCGTAATGAACGCCCCTGTCCGGTATGCTCCCGCAGGAAAATTCATACAATCCATTCATCACAATCGGTTTGAACTGACCTATTGCACAATGATGAATAACCTGTTCGTATTTGTAATGTGGTTTCAATATACGGCGTGTTTTCTTGCTGCTGCTCTCGTTGATGATGCTCGGTTTGTGATAGTCCGGAATGAACAACTCCTCTGTCAACATCTTTTTCAA